GCCGCGACCAGGACAGCTCTGGCCGCCGCGACCGGCGCGCCCCCGAGGCCGTCCGCCTGGCTAGGCCTCGCACGGCCGGCGGCTACACCGACACCCCGCGGTACGACTGCCGGTGTCGCGAGTGCGGGGCGCTCGTGCACTTCTCGGACAGGTGGACCCACCTCGAGGTGCGGCATGAGGTCGCGGACCCGTCGGATGAGCAGATCGCGGAGTCGTTCAAGGCGGTCCGCTACGGCGTGGAGGACGACACGGCATGAGCGCCCCCGGCGTCTGCGATCTGCACGACGAGACCTGCACTGGCGAGGTGAGGGAGTGCAGATGCGCGAACGGCTGCGGGTACGTGGTCCGGCGATGCGAAGGGCACGGCGGGCGATCGCTCGGCGGGGCGATCGGGGGGCACGCGCGGATCTGCAACCGACGCGGACTGCTCTGGTCAACGCACGGGCGCTGGAGGTGCCTCGCGTGCGGGCGGCTCGTGCGGGCGGCGAGACTCTACGCGCACCAGTACGACGTGCACGGGATCGCGTGCTGCCAGCATCAGATCCGCAGGCTCTACAAGGCCGTCAGGGGGCGCAAGTTCAGATGAAGGTCAGGCGCCCGAGGACGCGCGCCGAGTGCATCGACAGCCCGCGCCCGTGCCCGTGGGTGGGCTGTCGGCACCACCTGGCGCTAGAGGTAGTCGGGCAGCGCGTGGTGCAGAACCACCGCGGCGTCGAGGTCTGGGAGATGGGGGAAACGTGCTCCCTCGACGTCGCCGACGACGGGGAGCACACGCTCGACGAGGTGGCGCCGATGCTGGAGATCACGAAGGAATGGGTCAGGCAGATCGAGATCATGGCGCTGCTGAAGATCCGGGGACTGTGACGATGATCTCCTGCATCTGCGTCACCACCGCCCGCCGCCGCTGGTGCCTGCCTCTCGCGATCCGCTGCTTCCAGCGGCAGACCTACCCCGACCGCGAGCTGCTCGTCGTCTCGGACGGGCCCGGCACGGTCGCCGACCTGATCCCGGACGACCCCCGGATCCGCCACGTCCACCTTCCCGGCGAACTCCGGCTCGGCGCCAAGCGGAACGCGGCCAACGCCCTGGCGCGAGGCGACTACCTGGCGACATGGGACGACGACGACTGGCACGCGCCCGACCGCCTCGCCGTGCTCGCCGGCGCCCTTGAGACCACCGGGGCCCGCGTGGCAGGCTCGACCAAGATGCTCTTCCACGACCTGCGCGCGGATACGACCTGGCTCTACTCGTGGGGGCGCCCGAAGCCATACCTCGTGGGAGGGTCGATGTGCTACGCCCGCGAGGAGTGGGAGCGCCAGCCGTTCCTCGACCGACCGCGAGCCGAGGACACCTACTTCGCCTGGCGGCTGTGCGAGCGCGTCAAGGTCGCGGTGATCGAGGATGTCACGCACATCGAGGACGTCACGCACTACGTCGCCATGGTCCACGGGCAGCACAGCGGCCGCACGCGATGGCGACCGGAGCCGCCGAGGTACGCTCCGAGCGCGGTGGCGGCGCGTGCGATCATGGGGGCGGATCTGGACGACTACGAGGCGTCGGTAGCCGGATGACTAGAACGGGCGCATGGTTGAACGGAAAGAAAAGCAAGCCATTGGAGATGGCAATGACCGCACAGAAGCCGAAAATCTATGAGGCCGATCTGGAGACCGACTTCAAGGAGGACCCGCGCAACGCCAACAAGGGCACCGCGCGCGGGCACTCGATGCTCGTGCGTTCTGTGCAGGAACTCGGCGCAGCGCGGTCGATCGTGGCCGACGCCAACGGCTTGATCCCGGCCGGCAACAAGACGCGCGAGGCCTTGATCAGCGCCGGGCTTACCAAGGCGCTGGTGATCGAGGTCGACGGCAAGACGCCCGTCGTCGTGAAGCGCACGGACTGGGATCTCGCGGACGCGAAGAACCCGGCGCGACGGTACGCCTACTTCGACAACAGAGTGGCGGAGGTCGATCTGGAGTGGGACCCGGGCGTGATCCGGTCCGACATTGATGTTGGCCTCTGCCTCGACGGCGTCTTCACCGATGGAGAGGTTCAGAAGATTCTGGCCGATCCCGGAGGTGGAACCGTTTTGGAGGACGATGTTCCGGAATTGCCGGCGCAACCCACGTCACGGCTTGGCGAGACGTGGGTCCTCGGCGAGCATCGGCTGCACGTCGGCGACATGACCAGCGAGGCGTCTGTCGCGGCAGCCATGGGGGGGGGCTCGCCGGCGATGCTGTTCACCGATCCTCCGTGGAACGTCGCGATCAACGGCGGCAAGTCGACTGGCGACTCGTTGGTCCGAGCAGGCAAGCGAGCCAAGCCTCAGAAGACCATCCTGAACGACGACCTCGGGGCCGACTTCGCCAAGTTCGCAGCCGAGTTCGTACGGTCGTTCGCAGCCTCGTGCGAGCCTGGCACCCCGGTCTACATCGCGATGAGTTCTCGGGAGTGGCCGCTGGTCGACGATCTCCTTCGCAGAGCAGGGTTTCACTGGTCCTCTACGATCATCTGGGTCAAGGATGCCCTCGTCCTGTCCAGGAAGGACTTCCACCCTCGCTTCGAACCGTTCTGGTACGGCTGGCGAGACGGTGCTCCACGCCGCAAGGCGGTCGAAGATCGCAAGCTGTCCGACGTGTGGGAGTTCGATCGCCCGAGACGATCGGACATCCATCCGACCATGAAGCCGGTGGCGCTTGTCGCCCGAGCGCTTCAGGCATCAAGCAAGCGCGGAGACGTTGTCCTGGAACCATTCTGCGGGTCCGGGGCGACCATGATCGCATGTCAGCAACTCGGGCGCCGCTGCGCCGCCATCGAGCTCGATCCGAAGTACGCCGACGTCATCGTCGAGCGCTGGCAGAACTTCACCGGGAAGAAGGCAAGGCGTGAGTAGCCCGGGCGAAGTGGCAGCAAGGGGCACGACGATGCAACACCGGACAGTCCGCCACCTCGAAGCAGCGACGAAGCTCCTCGAGCAGGGACTTCGTGACGGAGTGGTCGTGCGCATGCTCGAGGAGAAGGAGGGAATTTCGAAGCGCCAGGCGTGGCGCGTAGTCGGACGAGCGTGGAAGATGCTCCAGGAGCAGCGCGGAGCCAGCGCACCAGTGGACGCTCTGAGGCTCGACTGCGCGCTGCAGTCGCTGCTCGAAAGGGCCGTCGCGATCGCCTCGAAAGGCGATCCGCGGGCGCTCGGCCCTGGAGTCAGTGCTGCCATGGGCCTGGCGCGGTTGCGAGGGCTACTGGTCGAGCGATCCGAGATGCGGGTGTCGGGCGATTTGGGCGTTGACGTTCGCACGCTGACCTCGTCGGAGAGACGCGATCGCATGAAGCGCCTCGTGCAGTCGGCCGGCCTCATGCGCTCGGATGACTCGCTCATCGAGATCGCAGACGGCAAGGCCAACGGCGCCGCGCACAACGGCGCGAACGGGTCGAACGGCGCGAACGGCGCGAACGGTCATGGGTCCAACGGGACCACGTAGCCTGTCGCCAGAAGAGGAGATCGAGCTCCTCTCGCTGCTCGAGGCGCAGTACGGCGGCCCGACGCTCTCCGAGTTCATCGCCAAGCGCTTCCCACAGCAGCCGCCGCCGGCCCACCTGGCGCCGCTGCTCAGCGTCTTCGAGCGCGCGCGTCGCGGAAGGGTGCGCGCCTGCATCTCGTGGCCGCCGCGCCACGCCAAGACGGTGACCCTCCTGCGGGCGATCGTCTGGTGGCTCACGCACACGCCCGCAGACCTCTGCGCCTACGCCACCTACAACGACCACAAGGCATGGAGCGAGTCGCGCAAGGCGCGCGCCTGGGCGATGGCCGCCGGCGTCGCGCTCCGCGAGGACACGCAGAGCATGGCCGAGTGGAGGACGCGCGAGGGCGGTGGGCTGGTGGCCGTCGGAACCAAAGGCCTCACGGGACAGGGTATCCCCGGCCTGTTGATCGTGGACGACCCCTACCAGGACCGCGTGGAGGCCGACTCCGAGATCGTGCGCGAGAGGGTCTGGGAGTGGTTCACGGAGGTCGCCTACACCAGGCTCGAGGGAGGGTCGATCATCGTCGTCCACACGAGGTGGAGCGAGGACGACCTGATCGGAAGGCTAGCCGAGCGCGGGTGGGAGACGATCAACCTGCCGGCGATCGCCGAGACGGCCGACTCGCTCGGACGCGCACCCGGCGAGGCTCTATGGCCCGAGAGGTTCTCGGTCGCGGAGCTCGACGGCATCCGCAAGATCCTGGGCGAGTGGTCCTTCGCCGCTCTCTACCAGGGCCAGCCTCGCCCGCGCGGCTCGAGCGTCTTCGGGCCCGCGCACTACTACGACCCGTCGACCTTCGACCCCGCCGGCGCCCGCATCATGATCGGCGGCGACCCTGCGGCGTCAAAGAGCACGCACGCCGATCACAGCGTCGGCGTCGTCCTCGCCGTCAAGGGGCACGGCGCCGACGCCGTCGGCTACGTCCTCGACGTGTGGCGAGGGCAGGTCGAGGTGCCCGAGTACGTGGACGCCATGCGTGCCCTGTCGAGGCGCTGGTGGGATGCCCCGCTTGCCATCGAGGCGGTGGGCGGCTTCAAGGCGATCCCGCAGTCCCTTCGTCGCATCGACCCCAGCTTGCGCCTCGTGGAGGTCAAGATGGGCGGCGACAAGTTCACGCGCGCCCAACCCGCGGCGGCAGCGTGGAACGGCGGGCGACTGCTTGTGCCCACCTCGGCTGCGTGGCTCAAGCCGTTCCTTGCCGAGGTCCAGCGATTCACGGGCGTGTCCGATGCGCAGGACGATCAGGTGGACGGGCTCGCGCACGCGTGGAACGCCTCGCACACGACTCGCTCCGTAGCCGCCCCCGACATCTCGATCACGCAGCCGTCCTGGACCTGGTAGCCTGGACCTGGCAGCGCGCGCTCTTGCCGCGCTCTTGCCGCTGTCTGACGACTTGCGCCACGGTGTAGCAACCATGGCACAAGACGACGTGACGGCGGGCGCGGGCGACGGTGAGATCGGCTATCCCGGCCTCGAAATCTACGGCGGGTACGTCCATGAGGAGCCGCTCGCCGAGCTGTCGGGCGGCAAGGCGATCCGCACCTACCGCGAGATGGCCCTCAATGATCCGCTCATCGGCGCCATGCTCTTCGCGATCCGGATGCTCATTCGGCAGGCGGACTGGTCGATCCGCCCCGCCTCGAGCGCGCCCGAGGACGAGCAGGCCGCCGAGTTCCTGCGCCAGTGCCAACAGGACATGACGCACTCGTGGGCCGAGTTCATCGACGAGGCGCTGTCGATGCTCGAGCAGGGCTTCTCGGCCCATGAGCTCGTCTACAAGCGCCGCAACGGACCGGTGGGCGAGTCGCCCTCGCGCTTCGCCGATGGGCGCATCGGATGGAAGCGACTGCCGGTGCGTGTCCAGGCGACGATCGCCGAGTGGCAGCACGACCCCGACGGCCGAGACATCACCGGCCTGTGGCAGCAGGCCGCGCCCTCGTGGCGCCGCGTGTTCATCCCGGCGGAGCGCCTGCTCCTGCTGCGGCCCTACTCGCACAAGGGGAATCCGGAAGGTCGATCCATCCTGCGCACGGCCTACCGTCCCTGGTACTTCAAGAAGCGCGTCGAGAACTTCGAGGGCATCGGTATCGAGCGTGACCTGGCCGGCATCCCGACGGCCGGCATCCCCGCCCACATGATGCAGTCCAATGCCAGCGCGACCGACAAGGCGGTCTATGCCACCTTCAAGAAGCTGGTGACGCAGATCCGCAACAACGAGCAGGCCGGCCTCGTCTATCCGCTCGAGTACGACGACCGCGGCAACAAGATTTTCGAGATCGGCCTGCTCTCGTCGTCCTCGCGCAGGATGTTCGACACCAACGCGATCATCCAGCGGTACGACCAGCGCATCGCCATGACGGTGCTCGCCGACTTCATCCTGATCGGCCACGAGAAGACCGGTAGTTTCGCGCTCGCCGACTCGAAGACCGCGGCCTTCGCGCTTGCCATCGGCGCGTGGCTCGACTCGATCCAGGAGGCGCTCAACCGCCAGGCAGTCCCGCGCCTCTTCGCGCTCAACCCCGAGTTCCGCGTGCAGGCCCTGCCGACGTTCGTCCACGGCGATGTCGAGAAGCCGGACCTCGCCGAGCTGGGCGCCTACGTGTCCTCGCTGGCCGGCGCTGGAGTGCCGCTCATCGGGCCCGAGATGGACGCGCACCTGAAGCGTATCGCCGGGTTGCCCACGGACGACAACGAGGAGCGCTAGCGTGCGGGCGCTTCCCCTGCGCGAGGCGAGCGCGATCACCGTGCGCCACGAGATCGAGGCGCTCGTGCGCGACCGCGCCCGCGTCGTGGCGCCCGTGCTGATCGCCGCCCTCCGCGACCTCCAAGCGTCCGTCTCGCTCGAGGATCTGGCCCGCTACGCCAGGCAGTCGGGCGTGGGCGCGCGCGTCGAGAAGGCAGGCAAGGCGCCCAGCCTCGAAGAGGAGGCAGAGCGCACGGTCGGCAGGGCGTCGTCCTGGGCGATCCTGGGCTCCCTGCGGGCCGGAAGGAAGGTCGCCGCCGGACAGGTGCCCCCTCGGCTGTCGCAGCCCGCAGGGGCGATTGGGGCGCGACTCGACGTGACCGAGCGGGCCGCGCGCTGGGCCGAGAAGCGATCGGCCGACCTCGTGGTGGGCGTGAGCAACGGTGCGCGCGAGGCGATGCGGAACGCCATCGCCAGGAGCATCCGCTCCGGGCTCCATGTCGATGGCACAGCGAAGCTGCTGCGCGACATCGTGCCCCTGGACGAGCGGCGAGCGGCCGCGGTGGTGAACTACCGCAACCGACTGTTCGCCGATGGCATGGATGACGCCCGGGCCGAGAAGGCCGTCGGCCGCTACGCGCTCTCGCTGGCCAAGCAGCGCGCCGAGACCATCGCCCGCACGGAGTCGTTCAAGGCGCTCAACGAGGGGCGCGTGGATCTCTGGCGAGAGATGGCGAGCGAGGGCGCGGTGCCGGGCTCGAAGGTCGTCAAGGAGTGGCAGAGCGCGCGCGACGAGCGCCTCTGTGAAATCTGCGAGGGGCTCGACGGAACCACGACGGGGCTCGATGGTGAGTTCCCCGGCGGCTACGGAGTCCCGCCCGACGCGCACCCGAACTGCCGGTGCGCCCTGCTGATCACGGTGGACCTATGAGCGACATCACGATCGAGTTCATCACCGAGGACAAGACGCGTCGCCACGCCGAGATCGTGGCCCCCATCATCTGCGCCGACGACGAGAAGCGCCTCGTCTACGGACTGGCGATGGAGCCCGACGAGGTGGACACGCACGGCGAGTTCACGACGCGCGAGGACATCGAGACCGCCGCGCACGGGTTCATGGACTCACGGATGGTCGGCGTCCAGCATCGCGAGGAAGCGCCCGCCAAGATCGTCGAGTCGTACATCGCCCAGCGTGACCTGACGATCGGCGGCCAGGGCGTCAAGGAGGGCTCGTGGATCGTGGTGCTCCGCATCGAGGACGACGCCCTCTGGACGCGCGTCAAGGCGGGCGACTTCCAAGGCGTTAGCATCGGCGGGTGGGCTGTGCGCGAGGCCCAGGAGTGATCTCGTCGCGCGAGCTAGCCGACCGCACCGGCGTCTCCGTCGCCTACCTGAGCCGACTCGTCCGCGATGGGCTGGCGGTGCCGAGCGTGCGACCCTCGCGCAAGCAGGGCTCGCCGGCGCAGTGGAGCGAGGACGACGTGCGGCTGATCTCGTCCATGATCGCGATGCGCCGCGCGCTGGCGTGCATCGGCAAGCAGCCGGTCCCGGTCATCCGCCTCGCCATGCTGGAGGGCGGGCTTGTGGCGATCGGCGGCGACGGCGGGCAGATCCAGGCCATCAATCCGGGGACGACCGTCGCCCAGATCAGGCGCGCCCTCGGGCGCTCGTTCGCGGTCCTGGAGGTCGGATGATCATCGCGTACCTGGGCAACTTCGGCCTGTCGTGGTGTACCGAGTCGCACCTGGCGAACACCCTGGAGGACATGGGCGAGGTCGTCGTGCGCCTCCAGGAGAATCGCATCACGGCTGCGGAGGTGCCCGACCGGGTGCGCGCGGTGGGCGCGCAGCTCTTCATCTGGCAGCGCACCATGGGCTGGCTGCGCGGTGACACAGCCGAGATGCTCCGCAAGATCCCGTGCCCGACGGTCGCCTACCACCTCGACCTGTACGCTGGCCTGAAGCGCTCGCGCGACATCGACGAGCACCCGTGGTGGAGATGTGATCACGTCTTCTCGGCCGACGGCGGGAGCGAGGCCTTCTGGCTCGAGCACGGGATCAAGCATCACTGGATGCCGCCGGGCGTCTTCCGTGCAGGCTGCTACCTCGCCGAGCCCGGCGATCGCCGGTACGACGTGATCTTCGTGGGGTCCGGGCCGGGCTACCACGACGAGTGGCCCTGGCGCGGCGAGCTCGTGGAGTGGCTCGCCAAGACCTACGCCGCGCGCTTCACCCGATTCGGCCGAGGAGCCGAGGTCGAGTGCATCCGCGAGGCTCCGCTCAACGTCCTGTACGCCAGCACGAAGGTCGTGGTGGGCGACTCGCTGTGCCTCGGGTACAAGCACCCGCGCTACTGGAGCGACCGCATCCCCGAGACCCTCGGACGCGGCGGATTCCTCGTCCACCCGCACATCGACGGCCTCGCCGAGCACTACGAGCCGGGCCGGCACCTGGTGACGTTCCCGTTCGGCGACTTCGACTGCCTCAAGCGCACGATCGACTACTACCTGGAGCACGACGAGGAGCGGGAGCGCATCCGCCTCGAGGGCCACGAGCACACGAAGACGCACCACACCTACCACCAGCGCATGAGGCAGATGCTCAACGCGCTCATCGCGGAAGGGGTGATCAAGTGACCGTCCTCGAGTTGGGCAGCGGCTGGTGCCCGACCGTGCGCGAGGGCGCGCGCGTCGTCCACCTCGACCGCGTCGAGGGTCCGCACGTCGAGATCCTTGTCGACCTGGCGCACGGGATCCCGCTGCCGTCCTGCGTCGTCGACGAGGTGATCGCGATCGATGTGCTCGAGCATCTCCAGGACTTCGTGGGCGCGATGAACGAGATCCACCGCGTCCTCGTGCCAGGCGGGCTGGCGGTGATCCAGGTGCCGCTGCATGGCACCTACAACCACGTGACCGACCCGACCCACGTCCGTGGCTTCTCGATGGACTCGTTCGACTTCTTCGACGACGCGACCCACCTCGGCCGCGAGAACGGCAGGCTTTACACGCCACGGCGCTGGACGATCGAGCGCAAGGAGCCGGTGGGCAAGAACGTCAAGGCGTGGATGCGGGCGCTCAAGCCCGGAGAGGACGCGAGGACATGGGGCCTGTGATCGAGATGGTGCCGGTCACGTTCCCGACCGGGGACGTGGTGAAGGTCCTGCCACACCGCCAGGCGGCGCACGGATTCGAGAGGTGGGAGGCGTGCATGCTTCCGGCGCTCAAGCGTGAGTGCGGGCCGGGCTCGGTCTTGCTCGATGTGGGCGCCGAGATCGGCGAGTTCTCCGTCCTGGCGGCGCTCGGCGGCGCGCAGGTGCATCTGCTCGAGCCGGTCTGGAAGAACTGGCCCGGGATGCGGGCGACGTGGCAGGCCAACCTCGACGGCCCACCGGCCGGATGCTGGCAGGGCTTCGTGGCCGACGCCGTGCGAGACATCGCCCGCGACGACAGCCAGGGTTTCCCGAGGCCGGGCAACACGTGGCCGGACGCGGCCGATGGCGACATCCTGATCGATCAGCACTTCGGGGCCTACCTCGAGCACAAGCACGTCCCCGCGATCATGATCGACGGCTACTGCGCGAGGACGGGCGCGAAGCCGACCGTGATCCTGGTGGACACCGAGGGTGCCGAGGGCCTGGTGGTCACGGGCGCGCGCGAGACGATCCTCACCCACCGCCCGGTGGTCTTCCTGTCGATCCACCCGTGGCTCTACTACTCCGACCGCTACGGATGTCACCAGGAGCACCTGTTCCGGTTCTTCGACGAGATCGGCTACCGCGGCCGATTCCTCGGCGCCGACCATGAGGCGCACTGGAGGTTCGCGCCGTGATGGACTGGGTGATGGTCGTCCTTGCCGACAAGGAGCCGATGCATGCCGACTTCGTGTGATGTGATCTGGGCCTACGGGCTGCGCGGGCTGTGGGACCACGCGCTCATGGAGTCGGCGCTCGATGGGAGCCTGTGGCCCGGCGTGGTGCGCCCGTGCGTGGACATCGTCCACGCCGACCCGACGCGGTGCGCTCCCGACGCGCAGAACGGAGCCGTGCTGATCGGCGCATGGGGCGGCTTCGTGGAGAGAGAGCGCCTCGACAAGGCGCACACGAAGGGCTACTGCGCCGAGATCAAGGCGGCGACCGACGCCCTGCCGTGGTGCCTGTTCGTGCAGACGTCGGACGAGCAGGTGGCGCTCCCGCCGCCGACCCAGCGCGCGCGACTGCGCCACTGGCTGATGTCATCGAGACCCGGGCGCCCCGCCGATCGGCGTGTCCTGCTCGGGTGGCCTCCTGGAACGCGGGAGATCCTCGCCGACCTGCCGCGCCTGCCGCTGGCCGAGCGCCGGCATCGCTGGTTCTTCTCGGGCCAGGTCAACCACAAGGCGCGCCTCGACACCGTGGCCGCCCTCGAGAAGCGCAAGGATGGGCTCCTCCAGCCCACCGGCGGCTTCACCCAGGGCCATCGGCCGACGTTCCTGCGGGACATGGCGTCGTGCGCCATCGCTCCATGCCCGGGCGGGTGGATGACGCCCGAGACGTTCAGGCTCTACGAGGCGCTCGAGGCCGGCTGCGTGCCGATCTGTAGCCGGGACGCGCCTCTCTGGCCTGCCGGCGACCGCGGCGACTACTGGCAGCATGTCCTCGGGTGCCAGCCGCCCTTCCCGGTGCTCGACGACTGGACGAATCTGGGCGAGACGATCGACCGCCTGCTCGCCGACCCTGTGGAGCTCCAGCGTCTCGCCAGCCGGTGTGGGGCGTGGTGGATTGGCTACAAGCGTTCGGTCGCCGTCGCGCTCGAGCAGGACCTGGCCGCGCTCACGGGTCAGGCGTCGTCGATCCCGCCGGTCACCGTGCTCGTGCCCACGTCGAGCGTGATCAGTAACCCGAGCACCGCCTACCTCGAGAACACGATCCGCCGCATCCGCTCCTACGCCGAGTTGCGGGACGCTGAGCTCATCATCCAGATCGACGGCCTGCCCGACGTCCACGCCGACCGACGCGCCGCCTACGAGGAGTACAAGCGACGGGTGATCGACCTGTGCGCATGGGACCCCGAGTTCAGGGGGTGCCTGCCGCTCGTCTTCGAGGAGCACACCCACCAGGCCAACATGGCGCGCGCGGCGCTCGACCTCGTGCGCACGCCTCTCGTGATGTACTGCGAGCACGACATCCACCCGGCGGGGGTCATCGACTGGGCCGGCATGATCCGACTGCTCGGCCAGCCCGGCTTCAACGCGATCCGCCTCCACGGCCACGAGTCGGTGCTCCCGTGCCATGCGCACCTGTTCGGCCCCGTCCAGGAGATCGACGGCGTCCCGGTGATGCGGACATCGGCCTGGTGGCATCGCCCGCACCTGGCGAGGACGCGGTGGTACACGCACATCGTCAACGCGATCTTCGGTCGTGACGCCAAGACGATGATCGAGGACGTGCTCTACCAGGTCATGGCCGTGCAGATCGCCAGCGGCGAGGCGACGATCGAGACGTGGGGCGTGTGGGTCTACGCGCCCAACCTGCCTCGATGTGACGACGGGCCGCAGGGGATGCTGCGCTCGATCCACACGAACGCCAGGGAGTACGAGCCCAAGCTGCCGATGGTCTTCGCCTACGACGGAGCGCGACCCAGCGGCGCACCGCTTCCGGGGAGCGGACGATGAGCGAGCCGATCCGCCTCTACCACGCTCGGTGCGGATGGCGCTGCGGGAACGCCGGGGACGAGTGCGCGCGCGACATCGTGCGCCACTACACGCAGCGGGTGGTCACCGTCTGCGACGCCAGAGACTCGCCGACACTGGTGGCGGCGGGGTCGATCGCCCAGAACCTGCCGGCGTCCTACTCCGGCGCGGTGTGGGGCACCGGGCTCATGTTCGAGCACGCCCGCGTCTACGCCCCCGGCGCCCGCGTGCTAGCCGTGCGCGGGCAGCTCACCGCGAGGCGCTGGGAGGGCCTGGGCAAGGTCGCATTCGGCGATCCGGGCATCCTTGCCGCCGACGTCTACGGGGTCGCCAGGACGGAGCCGCGCTACGCCGTCGGGCTGATCCCGCACTACGCCGACGCCGACCTCGAGGAGGTCGCGCTCTGGGCGCGCGCCTTCCCCGACGACGCCACGACGATCGACATCTGCGGGCGACCGCGCGACGTCCTCGAGCAGATGTCGCGCTGCGCTTTCATCATCTCGTCCTCGCTGCACGGGCTCGTCTTCGCCGACTCGCTCGGCATCCCGAACGCATGGGTCGTCCTCTCGGACCGCGTGCAGGGCGCCGGCTTCAAGTTCCGCGACTACTACTCGGCGCACGGCATCCGCGATCCGATGGCGGTCAGCTTCCACCGCGGCGCTCGGCCGTCCGACATCGCGGCGCGGGCGTGGGAGTACAAGCGGCCGATGCTGGCGGGCATGAAGGTGCGGCTCGTGGTTGCGCTCGAGGGCATGGGAGAGGGGGATGCGAGATGATCGTCAACGTCGTGACGCACTTTAACGGCCGCGGCCTGGAGCGCGATGCCGAGATCGTCGAGGCGTTGATCGCCGGGGCCGGCCACGAGTCGAGGCGCGTGCATCGAGACCGGCCGGCGACCGGAGGACGCGCCGACCTGTCCATCTTCCTGGAGGTCGTGCCCGAGTGGGCATTCGGGCTGGCGCCGCGCAACTGGCTGATCCCCAACCCCGAGTGGCTGGCGCCGCAGGACGTCAAGCACCTGCGGGTCTTCGATCGCGTCCTCTGCAAGACTCACCACGCGCAGGCGATCTTCGCGCGCATCGGAGGCCGCGCCGAGTTCGTGGGCTTTCGGTCGCGCGACCGGCGGGAGCCGTGGGTGCCGCAGGAGCGCGCGTTCCTCTGCGTCGTCGGCCCGTCGATCGCCAAGGGCGGCGACCGAGCGATCGAGGCATGGACGCAGATGCACGACCCGCCGCCGCTCACGATGATCGGCGATCTCTTCAAGGACCACGCCCCCGTCGATGGCGTGCGCTTCCTCGGGCACGTCTCCGACGAGCTTCTGAGGCACGAGCAGAATCGCTGCCTGTTCGCGCTGCAACCGTCGTGGACGGAAGGTTTCGGCCATGCGATCTGGGAGGCTCTCTCGTGCGGCGCGCTCGTCTCCGTGCCCGATCGCCCGCCGATGAGCGAGTGGGACGGGTGCCCGGCTGCGCTGCGCTGTGAGTCGGTGCGTGGCGCCCGCTTCCGCATGAGCGACACGTGCCGCGTGCCTGCCGACTCTGTCAAGGACGCGGTGGCGAAGTGCATGGCGCTGGACAACGCGGCGATCGGCCACTACCAGAGGGCTGCGCGCGACTACTTCGTGACCGAGACGGACGCGTTCGAGCGCCGGATGACGGAGCTACTGGAGGTGGCGTGATGGACGTCGTCCGCCGGGCTCGCGAGGTCAACGAGACGACGCCGTGGCTCGAGCGCCTTCAGATCATGGCGAGGTGCATCAGGCCCGGCGAGTCCGTCCTAGACATCGGCGCCGGCAGCCAGGAGTTGCGATTCCTCTTGCCGTCGGGCTGCACCTACCTGGCGATCGACTGCGTCGAGCCGAGCGACGCGCGAAGGACCATCCTCGCCGACCTGGACGCGGATCCGTTCGTGCCGCCGATCGTGTGGGCGTTCGACGTCGCAGTGATCGCCGGCCTGCTCGAGCATCTCGAGAGACCGCAGCCCGTGCTGCGCTGGGCCTGCGAGGTCGCGGATCGCGTGCTGTTCTCCTACGCGCCGATCGAGATCGTGTCCTCGATGCCGGCGCGCCTTGCGAACGGGTGGCAGAACCACCTGCCCATGGACGCGATCACCGAGGGATCTGTCGGCAGGCGCTGGCGACCCGTCTGCATCTGGCGAGATCAGGTCATCGCGGAGACGGTCTCGACCGTCGCTCCTGCTACCCGTCGTAGCAAGTAGACCCGTGTCTGCCAGGTGGGCTTTCCTTAGGCCTACATGGCAACGCGCCTCAAAGAGCTGAAGGTCGTGGAGGTCTCGTTAGTGGACCGACCGGCCAACAAGCGGCCGTTGCTTCTGCTCAGGAGCGCCGACGAGATGGCCGCCAACCCGACGATCACGGTGCCCGAGGACATGGTGTCGGCGTTCCAGTCGGCGGCGGTGGCCGCGGACGGCGAGGACGCTGCGGTGGCCGGGCTCGCGAAGGAATCGCAGGGCGCGGCGCGCATCGCGCGGCGGGCGTTGGCGGCAGTGAAGGCCGCCGGCGGCGATCCGCTCGCGATCATCAAGGACGACGTGGACGCCCTCGTGGCGAAGGCGATCGACAACCTCGAGAAGGCCGCGGCCGACGCGCCGGGCCAAGGAGACGACATGGACAAGTGCCCGAACTGCGGGGCCACGCTTGGCGAGGGCGAGGCCGAGAAGGGAACCTGCAAGGCCTGCGGCAAGGCCCTAAAGGTGGCGTCGGTCGAGCCGGCCGACAAGGCCGAGCTCGCGACGCTCGCCAAGGAGGCCGGCGAGGCCAAGTCGGCGCTGGCCGAGATCCAGAAGGCGCACGCCGACCTGGTCAAGGCCCACGAGGAGGCGGTCGCCAAGCTGGCGGCCGAGGTCGCCGAGCGCAAGACCCGCGACGCCGTCGCCAAGGCCGCGGGCGAGTTCCCGACGATGAAGGCGGCGGACGTCGCCTTCCTGATCGTCAAGGCCGAGTCGATGGGAAAGGAGTACGTCGAGAAGCTCGAGGCGGTCCTCAAGCAGGCCGACGCGCTCGCCCAGCAGGGCCTCGCGCTCAAGGAGATCGGCACCCACGGCGAGGCCGGCGGGGATGCCTGGGACAAGATCGAGGCAGGCGCGCTCGCCATGGTGGCGAAGAGCGGCGAGAAGCTCACGAAGGCGCAGGCCATCGGGCGCTTCCTCGACACCCCGGAGGGCCGCGCCCTCCACCGCGACTACCAGGCGGCGCAGTAGCCGTCAGAGGGAGACACGAACATGGCGATCGAGCTGCCTGGATTCACGATCGGGTTCCTCACCGCGGCAGCGGCGAGCACCGCGTACCAGTACCACGGCGTCTACGTGAACTCGTCGAGCCAGTGGGCGCTGGCGCAGGCTGGTCAGCGGAGCGTGGGCGTCCTCCAGGACGCGCCCGCCGCCGACGCGGCCTGCCAGGTCATGGTCATGGGCGTCACGAAGGCCGTGGCGGGTGGCGTCATCGCCGCCGGCGACGCGGTCAGCGTCAACGCCTCGGGCCACTTCATCAAGGCGACCGACGCCGACCAGGTGTGCGGCGTCGCGCTCGATGCCGCCGGGGCCTCCGGTGACATCTTCACCCTCTGGCTCCACTACGCTGGCGAGTTCCAGCTCAGCTCGCCGGCATAGCCGGCTGGAAGGGAGACGCAGATGCCGCAGCCGTACAAGAGCCAGGTCCACATCGACCGACCGCTCACGAACATCTCGACCGCCTACATGCAGACGGCCGAGGCCTTCGTGGCGGACAAGGTCTTCCCGACCGTGGGCGTCGCCAAGCAGAGCGACTACTACTTCACCTACTCCAAGGACGACTTCCTTCGGAGCGTGGCGAAGGTCCGCGGGCCGGGCAGCGAGAGCGCTGGCGGCGGGTACACGCACTCCTACGGGAGCTACGCGTGCATCCCGATCGCGGTCCACAAGGACGTGGACGACCAGACCCGGGCGAACACCGACGATCCGCTCAACGCCGAGCGCGACGCGACGGTGTGGGTCACCCAGCAACTCATGCTCAAGCGCGAGATCGACTTCGTCGCGAAGTACATCGCGGCCTCCGTCTGGACGCCCACCGACCAGACCGGCGTGGCGAGCGACTCGCCCTCGACCAACGAGTTCGAGCAGTGGGACCGCGACGGCTCCGATCCGATCGGCGTCATCACGGGCCGCGCGCTCGAGATGCTCGAGACCACCGGCTTCCTGCCGAACGTCCTCGTCGTCGGCTACGGGACGTACCTCGCCCTGAAGAACCACGCCGACATGCTCGACCGGATCAAGTACAACTTCCCGTCGAGCAACCCGGCGAAGGTCACCCCGCAGATGATCGCGGCGGTGCTCGATCTCGAGCAGCTCTACGTGGCGAAGGCCGTGCAGAACTCCTCGAAGGAAGGCAACGCCACGCAGACCGTGGCCCCGATCGTGGGCACCGGCTCGCTCCTGTGCTACGCCGCGCCGTCCCCGGGCCTCCAGGTCCCGACGGCGGGCTACACCTTCGCGTGGACCGGCTTCATGGGCGCCGGCGCGACGGGCGGCCGCATCAAGAAGTTCCGCATGGAGCATCTCGAGAGCGACCGCGTCGAGGGCGAGCTCGCCTACGACCAGAAGGTCGTCGGGCTGGACCTGGGCCAGTACTTCGCGTCCTGCGTCGGCTAGCCATGGTGCTGATCGCCCTCAAGCAGTTCCGCTACCAGCGGCAGGTCTACGGGCCGGGTGATGTTCTGCCCGCCCGGGCCTGCCGGTGGGTGGACCTGCGCGCCATGCAGCGCGGCGGCATCATCTCCAAGCCGACCCGCACGACCACGACCGCTCGCCGTCAGGCCGAGGCCGAGGACACCGCCTCTCATCTCGAGAGCGTGGGCGTGCTCGAGCCCATCACCGAGACCATCACGCGCGCGCCTCGTGGCACGCGCACCAAGCGGAGGTAGGCGGGCGGCCGCCGCAGCGCCATGACGCTCACGACCCGCGAGCAGGTCAGGCTCCTCATTGGTGACGTGGACGCTACCGACTACGCGCTCACCGACGCGCAGGTGGACTGGCTCTTGAGCGAGTACGCCGACGACGCCAGGGCGACCGCGCCCGAGGCCGCCCAGACGGCCGCGAACGTGCTCACGATGCGAGCGGTGGATCAGAGCACGGGGTCGATGAGCGTGACCTACTCGGCGCGTGCTGCGCTCTACCGGCAGCGCGCGATCGATCTCGGCGGCGCGGCGACCGTAGGGAAGAAGGCGGGGATCTACATCGGCGGCGTCGACAGCGCGGATCTGCCGGGCCCGTACTTCAGCGTCGATCTCCACGACATCGAGGTGGACGACGGGCTGACGAGCGAGGACGATGCCGGCTAGCACCAAGGACACGGACCGCGGCTTCAGGCGGATCGTGGCGACGCTCAAGAAGGCGTCGGGGTCCGACGTCACCGTCGGGTGGCACAAGGACGCCGAGCACAAGGACGGCGGTGGCATGGTCGCGACGGCTACCATCGCGGCCGCGCACGAGTACGGAGCCGGCGTGCCCAAGAGGGCCATGCTGGCGCCGGTCGTGGACACGAATCGGCAGAAGTACAAGGACCTCCTCCTGAAGCTGTGGACGATGGTCTGCGGCAACGAGATCACGGTCGAGGGTGCGCTCGCCATCTTCGGGGCGCGCGTCGAGGCCGACGTCAAGACGCACATCACCAAGGGGCCGTTCAAGGCGCTGGCGCCCGAGACGATCGCACGCAAGGGCTCGAGCCAGCCGCTCATCGACACGGGGATGATGCGGTCGCAGGTGCTGTGGAGGGTCTTCGTGAACGGCAAGAGGTCGAAGGGATGAGCACCATCCGCACGCCCGCGTGCTTCTTCTCGTCGGTCACCAGGATCCGACGGCTGGAAGGCGCGTACATCTCGGGCGTTTGGACCGACGGCGCGTCCTACGAGACGACGATCACGGCGAGCGTGCAGCCCACCGGACCGCGGGAGCTCATGCGCCTGCCCGAGGGCCTGCGCACCCGGGACAGCGTCAAGATTTTCACGGCCGATTCGCTGCGCTCGGCGAACGAGTCGAGCGGCCTGGCGGCCGACCGGATCGTCTACCAGGGCGAGGAGTACGAGGTGGTTTCCGCGGGTGGCTACACGCACGCGCAGATGCCCCACGTCGAGGCGGTTGCGGTGCGAGTCGATCGGGCGGGCGTCGATCCCGCGGGGTCGCCGGCATGAGCGGTACCGCCGACATCGCCCGCGTGAAGCGCGCCCTGTTCGCGTGGGTCTCGCTCGCGCTCGTGGACACCGCGGCCGAAGATCACGTCGTCATCGGTCGGCAGGGACAGCTTCGCATGGTGCGCCCCTACGCCGACGTCTCGATCGACTCGGTGCAGGCCGAGGGCCACGACGAGGTCGGCGCCTTCGAGGGCGACGCAGGGGCTCGACACGTCACCGGGACGAGGCTTGTCATGGTAACGGTGCAGATCATGGGCGACGGCGCCATGGGGCTCGCCGAGACGGTGCGCTCGTTCGCCTGGACGCAGGCCGCGCATCGACTGTTCCGGCTGGAGGGCGTGGCGTACCTGGGAGCCGACGCGGTGCAGGACGCGACGCTGGAGATGGACACGAGCATGGAGGAGCGCGCGGTCTTCGTGGCTCGCGTGTCCTTCTGCTCCGAGCAGACCGAGACGATCGGGTGGATCGAGCACGTCGAGGTCGAGGGGACACTTGAGGCACCGGACGGCACGGATCTCGAGGACGACCTGTTCTGGGTTCCGGAGTCGCCGGCTTAGGAGAGAGACATGGCGATCGAAGACGTTGTCACCCTGACCATCACGCGCGAGTCGCGCCCGGTCGAGCGCGCGGGCTTCGGGACGCTCCTCTTCCTGGCGATGCACAGGGCGTGGGACGACCGGATCAAGTACTACACCCAGCCCGACGATCTCCTGGACGACGGCTTCTCGGAGACGGACCCGTGCTACCTGGCGGCCGTCGCCTACTTCTCGCAGGAGCCGAAGCCCCAGACGCTCGGGATCGGTCGGCTGGCGACCGACGACGGCGTGACCGTGGTGATCGACACGGTCGAGGCGGCCGCGCGCTACACCATCTGGCTCGATGGCGTCGGCTTCGATGCGTCGGCCGACAGCACGCCGACGACCATCGAGATCGAGGCCGCGCTGACGACCGTGGTCAACGACGGGTACGCGATCACGACGGCCGCCACGTCCACCAAGAAGTTCACGATCGCGAGCAACCACAGGGCGTCGTTCCCGGTGGGCGCGCAGTTCCGGGTGAGCGGGTCCACGGGCAACGACGGCACCTACACGGTGGCGGGCGTGGCCCTCGTCGCGGGCGCCACGGTCGTCGAGGTCTCGGAGACGGTGGCCTCCGCCGTCGCCGACGGTGCGATCAAGAGCCTGACCCCGGTCACCGCGACGAACACGATCGCTGGCGATGCCGGTCTCTCGATCTCCCCGGTGACCCCTGCCGCCTTCGTCCAGATGTGGGTCGGCGAGAACATGCACCTGGAGTTCGATCTCCTGGGCTCGATCACGACGAACCTGACCGACATCGAGGCCGAGGACTCGACGGGCTGGTACGCGGTCTGCCTCGCTCACCAGTGGGAGACCACCGCGAGCCCGGCCGCCGACGACGTGCAGGCGACCGTCGAGGAGGAGCTGGCGACCGCCATCGAGACGCGTCGCAAGATTTTCGGCATCGCGTCGCCCGACGCCAACATCGTGGACACGACGCGGGCCGCCGACAACGTCACCACGGGCTCGATTGCGCGGCGTCTCCAGGACGCGGGCTACGCCAGGACCTGGGTGCTCTACTCCCCCGAGGCCGACGATGGCGCGGTCTCGACGAGCCCCGACCCCTACGCCGATGTGGCGTGGATGGGATCCCGCCTGCCGACCGACCCCGGGACGGAGACCTGGAAGTTCGCCAGCCTCACCGGGGTCACCGCCGACGTGCTCACGACGACGCAGCGCACGAACGCCCTGGCGAAGTACGCCAACGTCTACGTGCCCTTCACCGCGGCGAAGAGCATCACCGACGACGGCACGGTGGCGGACGGCGAGTTCATCGACGTGATCCGCCTCGTGGACGCGATCTACGACGCGGTGCTCACCGAGGTGGCCGACGTCATCGTGTCTCCGGTGTCGCCGCTCTTCAAGACGCCGTTCACCAACGCCGGGATCGCGGCCATCGAGGGAGCGATCCGGACCGCGCTCGAGCAGTACACCGGGCCCTCGCGCGGCCTGTCGTCGTACACCGTCACGACCCCCGACGAGGACGACGTGTCCGACGCCGACAAGGGCAACCGCTCGCTCACGGGGGTCTCGTTCACCGCCACCGTCACCGGGGCGGTCCACGCTGTCACGATCACGGGCTCCGTGACCGTCTAGGAGACGACCAATGGCAGAGCCAGTCCGCACGTTCGATCCCAGCAAGTGCCAGATCACCGTCGGCGGGGCGCCGCTCTCGGGGTACGCCTCGGGGACGTTCGTCTCCATCGACCAGGACGACGACTCCTTCACCGCCAAGGTGGGCTGTGACGGCGAGGTGGCGAGGGCGAAGCGCCCGGGCCGCACGGCGACCATGAAGGTCACCCTCATGGCGACCTCGCTCTCCAACGTCACCATGTCGGGCCTCGCGAAGTCCGGCGTGGTCTTCCCGGTGCTCGTCAAGGAGGGCGGGAGCATCGTCTTCTCGAGCGAGGCGTGGATCCAGAAGCCGGCGGCCTTCGAGCGCGGCGAGGACGTCTCCGACACCGAGTGGACGATCCGCCTCGCCACGTCGAGCCTCACGCACGGTGGCAATCCCTAGCCATCTTGTCCCTGTCTGAGCCTGGGCCCCATCATCCAGGCTATGCCCTCCGTCCACGAGAAGTCCATCGGCGGCAAGGTCTGGACCGCCACGCTCCTGCCCGCCACTGCCGCCATGGAGATCGCCGGCATCGTCGGCAGGGTCTCACTCCCGGCGCTCGGCGAGGGCATCGGGGCGCTCACGAACCTCGACACCGATGTGATGCCCGCGCTGGGCCACGCGATCTCGAGCCTCGGCCGCTCCATCTCGGACCCTGAGCTGCGCACGACCATCAAGCGCATGATCGCCCGCAAGGTGGACGGTTCCGAGGGCAGCGTCCACTGCGACAGCATCCTCGTGACGCCCGCCAACTTCGACGAGGTCTTCGCCGGCGAGCTCGACACGATGCTCGAGGTCGCGGCGTTCGTCCTCGAGAGCAACCTCAAGCTCCCTTTTTCCTCCTGGATCGGCGCAGCGCGGCGAAGCGCGAGCGCGCGCCTGGCCCCGATCTCTCGGCTGCCGGGCTCCTCGGGGACGAGTGTGGCAGGCACGTAGACGCTCAGTCGTGGTTCTGGCGGCCCGTACAGGCCGGGATGGGGTCCTTGCGCGAGGTCAAAGCATGGTCGCTCCTGGAGCTTGTGGAGGCCCATCTCGTGCTCGACTTCCAGGAGCGGGCGGATGCGGCACAACGGCGGTGGGACGAGAAGCACAGGCCCGCCGGAAGGGGCGCTAAGTAATGCCTACCGTGCGAGAATTATTGACAAAATGGGGATTTTCTATCGACAAGCGCCCCCTGGAGGCGCTCGAGCGGTCCATCTCCGACGTCAAGCGGTCGGTGGCCGCCGTCGGCGCCGTCGCGATCAGCTCCGCCGCTGGCCTCTTCGGTCTGGCCGAGGGCGCCCGGCGGTACATCGACACGATCGACGAGATGGCGCAGTCGGCGGGCGTCAACGCGCAGTTCTTCGCCGAGCTCTCGGCCGCGGCGAAGCTGGGCGGAGCGAGCGTCGAGGACGTCGGAACGGCGATGGCGGTCTTCAACCGGAAGATCGTCGAAGCCAGAGAGGGCAGCGCGGAGGCCGCCAAGTCCTTCGCCGATCTCGGCATCTCCGCTGACGACCTGAAGACGATGCCCGCCGAGGCGCTCTTCATGAAGGTCGCCGACGGCATGGCGAAGACGACCGACCGATCCAAGCGCGTGGCGCTCGCCTTCGATCTGCTCGGTCGCGGCGGGCGGCGCATGCTGCCGACGATCATGGAGGGCGCCGAGGGCCTAGCCAAGCTGGGCGACGAGGCGCGCAGGTTCGGCATGGTGCCGGGGCCGGCGGCGATCGCGGCTGCCGATGCGATGGAAAAGTCGATGGGCCGGGCGAAGGCGGTCGTCGCCGGGCTCGCGCTTCAGGTCGGCACGGAGCTCATGCCGGTCGTGTCGGACATCGCCAACCGATTCACCGAGTGGGCGGAGAAGAATCGCGAGTTGATCGCGACCAAGGTCAAGGCGTTCATCGAGGGCTTGACGACGGCGGTGCGCGTGGCCTGGGACGCGACGTCGGCCTTCGTCCTGGCCATGAAGGACATGGTCTCCTGGTTCATCGGGAGCGAGCCAGCCATCGTGGCGGCCAAGGGGGCGCTGGCCGCCTTCATGGCGATGCTCGTCGTCCAGAAGGTCAAGCAGTTCTCGCTCGCCATCAAGGGCCTGGCGCTGTCCATGAAGGCGCTGTGGCTCGCGATGGCCGCCAACCCGATCATGGTTGCCATCCTGGCGATCTCCGCGATCATCGCCTCGGTCATCGTGAACTGGGACGACTGGCGGTATGCGGCCCTCGCGACGTGGTGGGCGATCCGCGACGCCTACAAGGCCGCGGCCGGCTGGCTCATGTCCAACGTTTGGTCGCCGATCGTGCGCGCGCTCGGGTGGATGTCGGCGCAGATGACCGCGGCGTGGACCGCGACCACCGACGCCTTCAAGGCCGCGTGGCAGGGCGTGGCCGACTGGTTCCGCACCTACGTGACCGATCCGATCGGCAAGGCCGTCGGCGCCGCCGAGTGGGTTGGCGACAAGCTGCGCGGCCGGAATCGCGGCGTCGGAGGGCTGCTGACCGGCATGATCTCGCACTCCCCTGGCCGCCCTGGCTCGCCAGAGTCCAACCTTCGCGCCGACCGATTCTCGACGGGCCTGCGGTACAACCCCGCCCTCGCGGCGACCATGGGCGGCGGGCGCTCGGCGGTGCTCAACGTCGGCGGGATCACGGTCAACATGCCGGCAGGCTCGAACGCCAGCGCGGCCGACGTGGGGGCCGAGGTGCGGCGCGCGGTGCGTCACGAGATCGACTACATGACGAGGTCGGCGCTCGCCGACATGGGGTAGACGATGGCGACTGCGGTCACCGACATCCTGGCGTCATCCGGCGGAGCGCAGAGCCCGAGTCGCTCGGTGAAGGGTCGCACTGAACTGATCAGCCTCACGGAGTCGGTGAAGTTCGACTGCGTCATCTCGCGCACGCACGGATTCTCCAGCGATGTCACGTCCTCGACGGTGGAGGACGGCTCGACCATCAACGACCACATCATCCACGCACCGAGGACGCTGACCATCGAGGGAATGGTCTCGGACTATCCGATCGATCAGTCGGCCCAGCAGTCCGCCTACGAGTCGGCGCGGCCCAGGAGTGAGGCGGCGGCGTCCATCCTCGAGCGCCTCTGGCAGGAGAAGACGCTCCTCCGCGTCGTGACCCGCCTGCGCGTCTACGACGACATGGTGATCGAGCGGCTCGACTGGACGGAGAGCAACGAGGAGGGCGAGGCCCTCTCGTTCTCGATGAGCCTGCGCGAGATCCACAAGGTCGCCGTGGTCACGACGACGATCGAGAAGCTGGCGGCGCCGGCGAAGGACTTGGCAGCAGGCAAGGTGCAGCGCGGGCGGCAGAAGAAGAAGGCCGTGGCAGAGGGAGCCATCACATCGATCCGCTCGGCGTCCGAGAGGGCGGGCATAGCACTCAAGAGCGTGACCGGCGCGATCGCAGGAGGCACACCGTGATCACCCTGCCCACGACCTCGGACTACTCGGACTACGAGCAGGACACGACGCTCGGCGACACCGTCTACCGGCTGCGCTTCACCTACAACAGCCGGGATGATGCCTGGTATCTGTCCGTGTCCAACGCTGCCGGCGACCCCCTGATCGTCGGCCAGCGCATCCGCACCGAGCAGTCGGCCCTGGGTCAGTACGTCGTCGATGGTCTGCCTGACGGCGTGCTCCTGCTCGTGGACGTCCACGGCACGCGCACGGAGCCCGGGCGTGACAGCCTGGCCGAGGGCAAGGACGCCCTGATCTTCGTCGGCGCCGAGGAGCTTGCTTGACCGAGCTGTTCCACCGCCGCGCGATCGTGGACGTCGGACCAGGCGGCGGCGAGGGTCTGCACATCGACTCGCTCGGCCCATCGGGCGAGGCGTGGAGCGAGGGCATGCAGATCGCCTTCGACGTCCAGAAGACGATCCAGAGCGACGCCAACCGCGCCGTGGTCAAGCTCTACAACCTCGAGCGGGACAGCCAGGCCCGCATCGAGGCCGGCGGCGTGCTGCGCCTGTCGGTCGGCTACGGCGCGGGCGTGGAGCTCGCCTACGAGGGCGACGTTACCCGTGTGCAGACCGAGCGCTCGGGGGCCGACATGATCACGACCGTCGAGTGCGGTGACGGCGTCGAGACCTTCAAGGCGCAGGAGATCAAGCGCACGTTCCCGGCGGGCGCCTCGGTCAAGAAGGTCGTCGAGGCCGTGGCCAGGCAGTTCCTCGAGAACATCCCGGACCCCGCCCGCAACCCGGTGGTCTTCGGCAAGCCGCTGCCTGCACAGAAGCCGTCGCGTCTGTCCATCGCCACCCTCGACCGAGACCTCGCCGTGCTCGAGCGGTCGCTCAAGGACCAGGGGTTCGCGACCGTCCTGCGGCGCCCGATGTCGGTGTCGGGGAACGCCCGCGATGTCATGGACCGCATGGCCGTGATGTGGCGCTTCGACTGGTCGGTGCAGGACGGTGCCATCCAGGTGATCGCCTACGGGGCGTCCACCGCCGGGGTAGCCCTCGTCGTCTCGGCCGAATCGGGGCTGATCAACACCCCGGTCCAGACGCTCACGGGTGTCAAGTTGCAGACGCTCATCCTTCCGCAACTGCGCCCGGGCGCGACCATCGAGCTTGTGAGCGAGCGCTTGCTGGGCACGTACCGAACGGAGACGGTGCGCCTCGACGGCGACACCCGCGGTGCGTCCTGGTACGCCGACGTGGAGGCGCGCAGCGCATGAGAGCCACCGACGCACAGCCCACGATGAGCACGCTCCTGCGGCGCACGGCTGCCGCGGCGCTCGAGCAGGCGCGCGTCGCGATCCCCGCGGTCGTCGTCTCGTTCGACGCGGCGAAGGCGACCTGCTCGGCGCAGCCGCTCATCCGTCACCCGCTGCCGGACGGCGGCGAGCGCGCGGACCCGGCACTGGCGGGCGTGCCGGTGCTCTACCCCGGGACGGCGACCTCGAGGGTGCGCTTCCCCCTGGCGAAGGGCGACACCGTCCTCCTGATCTTCCTCGACCGCGCCTCCGACGAGTGGGCCCTGTCGCTCCTGCTGCCCGAGGCGACGTCGCCCAGGGAGAAGAGCCCGGCGGAGCGGCGCTTCCACGACATCACGGATGCGGTCGCCATCCCGATCGCCACGACCTCGCCGGCCGATCGACCGGTCGACGCCGATCGCATGGTGCTCGAGTACGACGGCGTGCAGCTCGACCTGACGGCAGCGGGTACGGTGCTCGCGCACACGGGGACGGCGTCCGAGGCGGTGGCGCTGGCGACGAAGGCCGATCTCCAGGCGCTTGTCAACTACCTGCTCAACACCGGGCTGCCCGTGGTGGGCGGCGGCGGTGGCGTCGCCAAGGGTACGACGACGACGCCCGCGGGGACGTCTGTGCTCAAGGGGAAGTGAGGCAGCCATGGGACTCGTGATCCAGCCTGGACCGATCGCGACGGCAACGCCGGGGGAGTCGCCGCGCCCGACTCGCGTCGCGCAGGATGCCCACGACATCCTCGTGTGGCGGTTCGACCAGGCGTCCGGCAACGAGCCCAACGTCGGCAGCGGGGCGGCGTGTGACGGGATCCCGTGCGATAGCGGGTCGGGCGCCGATCTTCCGATCCGCCAGGTGCCGGGTCGCTTCGGCTACTGCGCGCGGCTCTGCCGCAGCTACCAGCGGTTCTCGTCGACGCTCACGCCCGCGGTCGCGCTGCCGACAGGGGACTTCTCGGCGCACATCTGGTTCAAGCTCGAGTGCTACACGACCGGCGGCTGGATGCAGCTCTTCCAGAAGAACTGGTCGGCGGTGGGAGGCGTCGGGTCACCCTACGGCGCTCCCAAGCTTGCGATCACATCTGACTGCAAGCTCGACGGTGGTTTCATTCGCAAGACGGCCACCGCCGTCTCGATGCTCGGCGGCTGGGGCAATCTCGGGTTCATCGGCCCAGGATGCTGGCATCACGGCGCGCTGACATACGTCGAGTCCACGCTGGAGGTCTGCGCCTACCTCGACGGTGCGCTGATCGCCTCCGAGACGCTGGCTTTTGAGCACGACGCGCCTGCCGGGCCGTGGGCCGTCGGAGGATGGGGCAGCGCCAGCACGAACGAGCCGTTCGTCGGCCTCGTCGAGGACTTCCGGGTGTGCGACGTGGCGCGTGACGCGGCCTATTTCCGCACCCTGTGGTCGCTCGGCATGCCGGCCGACTCGGCCGAGGTCGCCGCATGACCCGCGTCGCCCTCTCCGCCTACGACTCGACCGGCGCCCCCCTCGCCGGCCTGGTCGCCGCCGGCTACGGCACGCTCACGGTCTACAAGCGCGCCTCGACCACGCTCGACGTCTCGCCCGTGCCGGCTCCGTCGGACATGGGCGACGGCACCTACGAGTACGAGATCGAGGAGGGGTGCGTTGGGATCGTGGACTTCGGCCCGACGGCGCACACCGACTGGCGCTACCAGGCGGTCACCCAGGACGGCACGACGACCGTCTTCGCGGTCTACGACTCGAGCCGAGTCCCGCTCGCCGGGGCCTCACCGGCGTTCCTCTCGTCCGTCCTGCGCGTCGTCGGCTCGACCGACACCTACCCGGCCCCGGCCATCACGGCCGTCGGCGGCGGGCTCTTCAAGCTCACCCTGGAGACGACCACCCGCCTCATCGGGAAGATCGACTGCGGGGCAAGCGCCTCGCCGCGCTACCTCACCTTCGACAACGGGCCCGAGGGCACCGTCACCACCTCGCCGGTCGCCACGACGACCACCGCCACGACCACGACCTCGGCGTGGACGACCTCGGCCACCGCATCGGGCGCGACCATCTGCGACCTGAAGCTGACCGCCGACCTGGACATCGCGATCGAGGACGGTGACCTGGTCCTGATCTACGACGCCGACGTGGTTGTGCAGATGCTCCGGATCGCGCTGCTGCGCGTGGCCGGCGAGTGGTACCTCGACATCGACAGCGGCGTGGACTACCTGGGCGACGTCTTCCCGAAGGGCTCCGGACGCGAGACCGCCATCCGCGACGCCATCCTGGCGAACGAGTACGTGACCGGGCTCTCGCGCTTCGCAGCGGCCTATGAGCCGGCCACGCGCAAGCTGGCGATCGAGTTCACGGCCGAGACGGACTTCGGCACCATCACGAGCCGAGTGGAGATGCTATGACGACCTACGGGCTGACGTCGCTCGGCTTCGCGATCAAGCGCCTCGCCGACATCCTCGAGGAGCTGAAGACGAGCATCCGCGACGCCTACGGCGCCGACGGCGTGACCGTGGTGACCGGGGACGAGACCGGCTTCGGGATCCTGGCGGGCGTCGTAGCCAAGCCCCTCGCCGAGCTGTGGGAGCTCCTCCAGGCCGTCTATGCCAGCCAGTACCCGAGCACCGCCAGCGGGGCGGCGCTGGACAACGTCCTGGAGCTCGCCAACCTGCGCAGGCTGGCCGCAACGCCTTCGACCGCATGGCAGATCCTCACCGGCGACCTCGCCTCTGTGGTGCCATCTGGCAGCGTCGTGGAGCACGAGGCGACGGGTGCCCGGTTCGCCACGACCGACGACGTGACCCTGTCGGCCGACCTCGTGCTCGGTGCCGAGATCACGGTGGCGAGCCCGGCGACCAACGACATCTTCACTGTGACGATCAACGGCCGCGCGCAGAGCCACACCGCCACGGCGGGCAACACGGCGGCGGACGTGGCGGCGGCACTCGTCCTCGACATCGACCCGTCGCTCGCCGTCATCGACGTGGACCAGACCGAACGCACGTTCACAGTGGACGGCGATCACCGAGACCACTTCGCGATCGGGAAGCGATGCCGCATCACCGGAGGGTCGGACAACGACGGGATCTACACCGTCTTCGACGTCGACCTGACCAGCGGCGACACCGTGATCACGGTGCTCGAGGCGATCCCCGCGGCCATCTCGAGTCCTCCGGTGGAGGACCTGCGCGGCTTCGCCGAGGCGTCCTCGGTGAGCGCCGTGCTCACGCTGGTGGGCTACGACCTGCCAGACGGCGCCAGCGACGCCGAGGACTTCGGCTTCTCGCTCACCGTCGCGGTGACGGGGACGGGCACGCTCACGATCGACACGGTCTCCGTGCCGCACCTGGTCGAGGCGGTCGAGAACGGGCCGACCGAGGCGCTCGTCGGGACGCTGACCGTCATCGCCACCGGGGCGTCAGGCTGGACGAGCACCGAGAACGTGATCGGCGCCGACGTGGGCAACCTGATCGAACCCGACGTGGACGCTCGCCAGCGGCGCACGAAGTCCCTGGCGGCGATGCGCATGGAGACGCGGCTGGCCGGTCTGTCGGGCGTGGACGATGTCGTGGTCCACGAGAACGACACCGGGACCACCGACTCCGACGGTCGACCGGGCCACTCGATCGAGTGTCTCGTGACCGGCGGTGACCCTCATGCCATCGCCCAGATGATCTACGACTACAAGCCGGCCGGCATCGAGACCTACGGCAACAGCTTCGAGCGCATCACGGACAGCCAGGGCCACGAGCACATCATCGAGTTCTCGCGGGCGACCGACGTGGACATCTACGTGGGCGTGACCGTCAACTCGACGTACTCCGAGGAGGACCTCCCGACGGCGCCGTCAGACGCCATCGCCGACGCGATCGTGGCCTACGGGGCTGGCTTCGTGGGCGGCAAGGACGTCATCTCCCAGCGCATCGCAGGGGCGATCATGATGGCCGTGCCCGGGCTCGAGTCGATCACCGTTCTCATCTCGAAGACCGTGACGCCGACCGTCGGGACGACGATCACGATCGCGGACAGCGAGGTGGCGCGCTTCGACGCCGACCGCATCACGGTTTCGGGGGTCTAGGATGAGCGACGAGATCACCAGAATCCTGGACCACGCGGGGCGCTCGGTAGTCCTGCTGCCGGCGGCGCACACCCGGACCAACTGGACCGCGCTCATGCGAGGCCTGCTCGGAGTGCGCGGGGCGTGGGCCGACGACGCGGCGATCTACGCCATCCGCTCCGAGATGTGCTCGCCCGCCACGCTGCCGAGCTTTCTGTGCCCAGACGGCCAGCTCGAGACCGTCTTCGGCAACGCCGGCGCGCTCACCATCCGCACGGGTGCCACGGTCCTGCGGGCGACCGGAAGCGACGAGCTCGGCGACGTGGCGCTCTACCTGTACGAGGACACCGTCGTGACCGCCGACGCGGACAACGAGGACACGTGGGACATGCTGCGCGCCCACGACCTGCGCGAGATCCCAGAGGACCTCACGGACGAGCAGATCGTTCTGTGGACCGCGACCGAGCTCGCAGGCGCCCCCTCGGCGGCGCAGGAAATCGAGGGCGAGGGCCACAAGCTGGCGACCATGCGGCGCCTCGCCACCGCCTTCGGAGACGTCCTAGACCTCGAGGGTGCCATCCTGGGGCTCACAAGGGACGGCGCCACGGACGCCGACTACCGGGCCGTGCTCTACCTGAAGGCGGCGGTGAACGCGAGCACAGGGACGATCGAGGAGTTCCTGACCGCGGCGGCGGCGCTCGACGGCGTGGACGACGTCCAGCTCATCGAGGCATTCCCGGCGACCGTCGTCCTGTACCTGCACGGGACAGCGGCGACCGCGGCGCTTCGGCGGCTCCTGCTCGAGATGCCTGGCGAGGCGATCGATCTGGCCCTCGTGTCGTGCGGCAGCGCGCGCCCGCTCGTCTTCGGCCCAGAGGCCGGCTGGTGGAAGATCGGCATGGTGTCGGGCGTCACCGTGACCGTGATCGGCGACGCGACCGCGGCCTTCGCCGCCGGCGACACGGTGCGCGCCTGGGACTTCCTCGGGGACGCGGAACTGCTGTCGGCGACGGTCGTCTCCGCGGTGCCGTCGGGAGCCAACACGCTCGTGACGCTCACGAAGAGCACCGCGGCGCTCGACCCGACGGCGACGCCGCAGATCCTCGAGAACGTCTCGGCGGGCGTGGCCGACCCGGGCGGCTACGGGATGAGCGACGCATGGTCGATCTCCGCGGTCTCGACGAGCCTCCGACGCTTCACGGTCGCCGGCGAAGTGGCGAGCGACATCCCGGCGGCGGCCAAGATCCAGGTCCTGGGCTCGACCGGCAACGACGGGACCTACACCGTCGAGTCGAGCACCGATGCGGTCAACAACACCCTGATCGTGGTCACGGCCGCGGTGCCCGACGCGACCGCGGACGGGCAGATCATCATCCTCGTTGGCGGGACGGCGACGCCCCACGGCGAGGCGCTTGACGAGTGGGCAAGCTAGGAGACGACCATGGCAGCTCCGACGAAATATCCCGAGTGGGCGAGCGGCGCAGGGACGGACGCGATCAGCGGGCAGGCGAACGTGCTCGAGCCCCCGGACGCGCTCAAGACGGGTGGCGGGTTCGCCTACCGCATGAAGGTCCCTCGCAACTGGCTCAACTGGCTGTTCTACACGATCTACACGTGGATCCTGTGGCTGGCGACGAGGGCGCGGCTGGAGGTCATCCCGGCGGTCAACGCGTTCATCGCCGACGCCACGAAGGCCGAGATGACCTTCTCCGGGACCCCGCCGGTCGCGTACATCATCGCGAGCAGCGGTGTCGGCGGCCTCGCCAACGTCTTGGTCCCGATCCACGTCTCCGTGGGCGAGCAGATCACGCGCATCTACGGGTACGTCAAGGACGGGCAGGGGACGTGGACGATGCAGGCCGTGAAGCAGAATCTCGGCACCGGGGCGGTGACGACGCTCGGCGCCGCGGACACGTCGGCGGCGGACACGGCCTACGAGACCCTCGACTCCGGGGCGCTCACCGAGACGGTGGCCGCTGGGTTCTCGTACCACGTCCAGTTCCTCGGAAACAGCAACACCAACGCCGGCCAGCAGCTCCTCGCCGTCGGCGTCCAGATCGGCGCGCCGTAGACCTCCCGGCCTCTCGGCCTCCCGGCCTCTCTTGTCCCTGTCTGAGCCTCGGACCCACGATACGGGTCATGAGCAACGAGCGCCCTCGGACCTGGCTCGCCGGGTCCTGTAGCACCCATCGCACCCTCACGCTGGACGATGCCTCGGTTCACTGCACGCCGGCCCTGGCGAAGGGCTGGTGGCAATGCAAGGTCCGCGGCGATGCGACGTGGCTCAAGGCCGACCCCGCCGTGATCGCGGCCATCGGCACGGACGAGGGCGACGTGGTGACGTGGGCCGCCGACGGCGAAGGCGAGTACTTCTGGCTCCCCGACGGAGGCTACATCGCGGCCAAGCGCGCCGGCTCCGTCGAGGTCACGGTCCACGTTCAGCGTCGCGGCTAGTCCTAGCGCCAGGAGATCACCATGCCCACCGGCGGAACCAGCATCCCCAGCAACCAGCCCTCGAGCGCCCAGCGCTTCGGCTCCTACGCCTCCTGGACCGTGGCCGGAGTGCTCGGGCTCTACCTGGCCTCGACCTACTTCCAGTCCTCGGTCCCGATCTACCTGCCTGCCGGGACCGCAGCGGCACCGGCCCTGTCGTCCTCGGCGGACACCGATCACGACACGGGGATCAACATCGGGGAGGACGCGCTCTCCTGCACGGTGAACGGGACGGATGAGCTGACGGTGTCGGGCACCTCCATCAGCCCCTCCTCCGACCTCGGCTCGTCGCTGGGGGAGGCGGGGAAGCAGTTCTCGACGGTGTTCGCTCAGACCGGCACCTTCTCCGGCGACGTCACGGCGGGGGATGACGTGATCGCCACGGACCAGTGCCAGTGCGGTGGTGGCGTCGTGCTCACGTCCGACAAGGTGACCGGCATGGCCGCGCCGACCGCGACCGGCGATGCCGCGCGCATCGACGACGTGTGGGCGCTCGGGATCCCCTCGATCTACGGCGCCGGGACCGACGGCGCGCTCACCGTGGCGAGCGGCTCCACGACGATCTCGGCGCGCGCGAGCTACACGACGATCTCCATCGCCGCCGGGGCGACGCTCTACCAGTCGGGCTACTCGATCCCGGCGACGGGCGATGTGACCATTCTCGGGACGTGGGGTGGAGGAGGGGCCAGCAAGAACGCCAGCGGCGCGACGGGCGCGACGACGGCGTCGGGTGCCGTCTACGGCGTGCGCTCGGGCGGCGGCAACGGTGGCACTGGCGCCGGGAATCCGCATGCCACAGTGACGTCGCCATTCGGTGGCGCGGGCGGCGCGGGGGGCGCGGGTAACGGAGGTGCCAATGCGGCCGGCGCTGTCACCGCATCCCCTCCGAACACCAGCGCGGCCATGAACCCGATAGCAGTGATGGCCGGCGCCACGGTCTCGAACGCCGCGATACGAATGTTCTTCGGCGGCGCGGGGGGCTCGGGCGGCGGTGGATCGGCCGGCGGCGACGCAGGCGGGCACAGGGCTGCTGACCCTGGGGGCG